ATTTAATTTCTTACTTGCCATAATTTAAACCGTCCAAATGATAGTTTAGCGTAAGCTCCTCGCCAATACTAATTTTTTTTGACGTTATTACGTTATAAACTCTATAATCGTCCCAATCTAGCTCTTCGCTAAAGTAACAATTTGAATCTTCTGAATGATTTAAAAAACCACCAATAGATGTTCTTACATAACCTTGTATTATTGGAACTTTTATATGTGACATACCCAAATCAAATTCATCATCGATATTATCTACTGCAAATAGCCCAAAC